ATGCCGGGCAACTGCCCGCATTATGGGCGTTGGCCTCAACACGATTTTACGTCACTTAAAAAACTCAGGCCGCAGTCGGTAACCTCGCGCATACAGCCGGGCAGTGACGTCATCGTCTGCGCGGAAATGGACGAACAGTGGGGATACGTCGGGGCTAAATCGCGCCAGCGCTGGCTGTTTTACGCGTATGACAGGCTCCGGAAGACGGTTGTTGTGCACGTATTCGGTGAACGCACTATGGCGACGCTGGGGCGTCTTATGAGCCTGCTGTCACCCTTTGACGTGGTGATATGGATGACGGATGGCTGGCCGCTGTATGAATCCCGCCTGAAGGGAAAGCTGCACGTAATCAGCAAGCGATATACGCAGCGAATTGAGCGGCATAACCTGAATCTGAGGCAGCACCTGGCACGGCTGGGACGGAAGTCGCTGTCGTTCTCAAAATCGGTGGAGCAGCATGACAAAGTCATCGGGCATTATCTGAACATAAAACACTATCAATAAGTTGGAGTCATTACCTTAGCTCACATTATGAGGAAAGGTATCTTTTTGCGCTATGTAAATTCAAAGGGTTAGCCTCATTTTCCCGATGGCTTTCTCAACACTACTAGTTGTGAGCCCTTGCAATGTTCATTAATATACGTCTCACAAATAATTCACAGATATTGCAAAATGGATATTACTGAGTTTCCTTCTGGAGTAATTGAACACCTTGGCTGGTATGTATACCGATTGATTGATCCGAGGGACGGAAGCACCTTCTATGTAGGGAAAGGCAAAGGTAACCGCGTATTTGCCCATATGCGCGGTGAAGTGGCAGCGACTGATGATGACGAGTTACTGAGCAACAAGCTAAAGCAAATTAGAGAAATAAGGTTAGCAGGACTTGAGGTTATCCATGTCATCCATCGACACGGAATGACTGATGAAAAGACGGCGTACGAAGTCGAAGCAGCACTTATTGATGCCTACCCTGGGTTAACGAATATCATGAATGGTGCTGGCAGCAATGAATTCGGCGCCGCGCATGTCAAAGAGTTGATAGCAACATATCAACCCGAAACCATAACATTTCATCATAAAGCATTAATGATTTCCGTTAACAGAAGTGCAAAGGATTCAGAGCTTTATGATGCGGTTCGATTTAGCTGGCGCATTAATGTCTCTCGCGCCAGCCAAGCAGAAGTCATTCTTGCTACTGTAAGGGGGATCGTTCGAGGGGTTTTCATTGCTGATAAATGGCTCAAATCAACACGTGAAAATTTCCCTACGATGAAATACTGGGACGAGGATCCGGACTTTGAGGCAACACAAAGTTCTCGCTATGGTTTTGAAGGTCGAGAAGCCCCACCTGAAATAGCAAATCTTTATCTTGGAAAAAAAATACCAGATGAATTAAGAAAAAAAGGAGCTATGTCCCCGGTCCGTTACTCACCTAATTTTTGAGTCTTTAAGTGATAAGCATAAACCGCAGCACGATCTTCTTGCATACGACGTGCTACGGTTTCATTTATCTCCGACCGGAAACTTCTTATACAGTGTCGATATACCAACATCATAGATGATCGCCACCTTCTGGCGAGGAACGCCTGATGCAATTAATCGCCCGGCCTGCGCCCATTGTTCTTGTGTAAGTTTGGGACGACGTCCACCAATTCGTCCCTGTGCGCGAGCAGCTTCCAGTCCAGCTTTTGTTCGTTCAACAATCAGTTCTCGTTCCATTTCAGCCAGGGCACCCATGACATGAAAAAAGAAACGGCCCATTGGGGTACTGGTATCAATACTGTCAGTCAGGCTTCGGAAATTCACGCCACGCTGGCGCAACTCTTCTATCAGCGTAACAAGATGCCGCATACTGCGCCCTAACCTGTCCAGCTTCCAGACAACCAGAGTGTCACCTGCCGATAATGTCCTGAGCAGTTTTTTCAGTCCCGGCCTTTCGGACTTTGTACCGCTTATCTTGTCTTCAAAAATCAGCTCGCATCCTGCACAGTTCAGCGCATTACGTTGTAGATCTGTGTTCTGGTCATTTGTTGACACACGTACATAGCCAATAAGCATGGTAGATCTCCCTGACAAAAGCAGGAATGATGCCATTTGCTCGTTATTTCTGCATTTTCATAAACGTTGGTTTGGGAGAAGCGGCGAAAAGGGATGTGGGTACAGGAGAAAATCAGATACCGGATATGTCAGCCTGGAAAAGAAATCCGAGTTCTAATCGCTGGAGAAAATTGCCTGATGGAACCATCATTCAAATGGGAATATCAGCATCAGGGCCATTAGGCTCACCTGTAAATATCACCCTGCCGATATCTTTCAGCAATACCAATTATTGTGTTGTTGCATCGTACGATAATGCACGGTCAGGTGTGTCAACAATGGTTAGTTTTGCAGCATTACCTGTTTCACCATCGCAATTTTCCCTGATGTCATCTGTGACTGAGCAAGGAATAAATCCTTTTGCTTACTGGATTGCTTTTGGAGATTAATAAATGGACAGATACTTCTATTCACAAAAAGAAAATGGTTTTTTTACCGATTTAAATAAAGCACCTTCAGATGCTGTTGAGATAACCACGGATGAATGGCTATCACTACTGGATGGTCAGGATAATGGCATGAAAATAGTCAGCAATCAGGAGGGATATCCGGTTTTGACAGAGCAACCACCTTTATCAAAAGAAAACCTTATTGCATTGGCAGAGTTGAAAAAAGGAAAACTTATTAATGAAGCCAACGAGCACATGAACAGCAGGCAATGGCCTGGTAAAGCGGCTATTGGTCGTCTGAAAGGTGAGGAACTGGCGCAATATAATTTGTGGCTGGATTATCTGGACGCACTGGAGCTGGTCGATACTTCCAGTGCGCCAGATATTGAATGGCCTACGCCTCCGGCAGTTCAGGCCAGATGATATCCGGCGCGGTGCTGGTATCTGTTACCGTCACCGCGTCAATGTAATCCAGCACGGCGTTAAGTCGGGTTGTTTCTGCCTGCGTCAACTTCCGTCCGGCCTGCAATTTCAGTTGAATCAGACTAATGGAAGCCATTGCAGTATCAATCAGTGACTGACGTTGTGCTTCTGCCGCGTCTACTGCGGCGCTATGCTGTGCCTCGGTATCCGTCACCCATTTCTCACCATCCCATTTATCGTATGGCGTTAACGGGGCGATAGTGGTTGTATTATCAGGGTAATCACCCGGAACTGTGATTTCTTTTGATTCTCCTGTTTCGGTGCTAAAGACGATTTCACCGCGATGGTCTGGCACATATTCCCATGAGTTAAAATCTGCAGATCGGCAGATTGCATAACCAGCTTTGTATGCGCCTGGGGCATCTAAACAGGAATATGCCGGAATGCCGACACCAATAGCAAGATATTCAGTTGAAGCTGAAATATATTCCCGACTCATGACATCAAAGTTATAAACAGTAATTTCTCCTGCCATAGTGGCAATTAATTCACTGTTTAATTCTGCGTTATTCATTATGCAGCCCTCACAATATAGTTAAAAGCGACATTTCGTGGGCGTGTTTCATTCGCACCAGCAGGTTTAGTCGTTGCCGCAACAACACCACCCTCTGTAATAGCCGGGTTGGGAATTGGGTAATTATCGAAGTCAATGGCCGGAGACAGGGGCGTGATTTGTTTTAAAATCGTGGTGCCTGTAAAACTTTCCAGAGTCTGGTCGTTAGTTCGTGAAGTCCAGATTCCCCAATAGTGGTTATGACTGACAATCGCACCGTCCTGAAGCGTTAATAATCCCCTTCCGTTATCCACTCCACGTCCGTCATCCCAGCCACGAATAAACTCACCGCGTAAATCAGGCAATTTATTTGTCGGGTAAGCCTTTGCCAGTTCCGGGTATTCTTCAGCAGAAAAAGCCGCACCGTTGCATTTCAGCCAGCCTGTCGGCGGAGTGGCTGAAGGCCACGGAACAGGGACACCAACAGGTAATGCAGAGCCTTCTCCCAAACCAAGGTTTTCGAGAGCCGTTTTCACCGTGCCATCCGATTTGATATCGCCAAACGGATTCTTGCGGCTTAACAGCAGCGCACGAAGCGCGGTAAGCAGCTGGTCGTGCCGCGCCTTCTCCAGACTGGCACCGGATGCCTCCACCACGCTGCAAAGCTCCTCCTGCAACATGTCAAAGTAGTCATCATCCAGATCGGTGGCAGGCGTGCCAGTCTGGGGGTTACCACGGGTAAAACCGTTCTTACCCGCGCCGAACTTATCCTTCTGCGCGGTTTTCGTGTCTATACGATGCATGGATTACTCCGGATATTTAAAAATTACGTAGGTATGCGAAGGGCAGAGTTTGTTAAGCACACATTCGACGACGGTGTCGCCCCAGATACGCAGCGCGGAATCACAGGGATCGCCACATGTCATCCAGGTGGTGTTGGTGGTGACTGGCATGTTGACCTGCCAGTAATACCGCCATTCAGGCGCGTTCACAGCGTCAGTACAGACCGATGAGCAGGTGAACGTGCTTTTGTCGTATCGCGTGATGGTAGCGTCTGGTCTGCCCAGGGCAGCAAGCTGTGCAAGGTAAAAATCCTCGTTGATGCCGCCCGCCAGGTTAACCTTCGCATCCAGCCGTTGCTGACGCTGGCGAAGGATCTGTGTCCCTGCGGGAATACATTCATCCGGCAGACCGCACAGACGCTCCCAGCGGTTTATCAGTTCAGTGGTGGTGCGCGGATCCAGCTCCCGCATCAGGGCATCCGCACGCTGATGAACGCGGGTTAATGACGGTGCCGCACCGGCAATCGACGGATCGCTGGCTGACCACGCCGGACCGGGGGGCAACAGTGCCGACAACAGACGGATGTAATCATCGTTTGTCACGTCCATGAAATCGTCCCCAGTACCGCCAGTTCATTTTTTGCAATGGAGATATTGTCTGCCGGTGCAAGCAACTGATGGCTGTATTCCCCGTTCGCACCGGAAATCGCTTCACTGATACGCGACACCTTCAGTTCTCCCTGCGGATAACCATCACGCAGCAGGAACGAACGCAACTCGGCGGTGATGGCAGCCCGTATTTCTGGTGTATCCGGCGTCACACGGATATGAAAATCCACCGTATGCGCCACCGGCCTGAACACATACAAATCAGAGCCTGCCACCGGGGCCAGTGGCTCGATATGCAGCCTTGCCGCCGTTTCCGTTGATTCTTCCGGAATGGGATTAATCAGGTCGCTGCTGGCAATCATCACACCGACAGTTCCCGTTCCCATCCAGTGACGGTATGTCCATGCGCGGGTAATGCCGGGCACTTCTTTAGCCCAGACGACATAGTCCCCGTCAGCCCCGCCCTGAGGCGTCCAGTAATACCGCTCAATGACGCGGGCGCGCCACGTTTCCAGCTCTTCAGTATCAAATCCGCCTGTAAGGGTGTCAGCCACACCGGAAGACGGCAGACCATTCACCGGCGTGACCAGGATTAATGCCGTACCGTCGTCAGCGTTACCGACCGCACCTGCACTTGAGCAGGCGATCGGCACGCGCAGGACACCACCGGAGCTGATTGCATCGTCAGTTGTCGTGTACTGCACCAGGTCATCGCGCTGAATAACACTCCCGGCAGTCACCTTCAGGCCATCGCTGACACCTTCCCAGCGCATATACCCGCTGGCAACCGTGGCCCCCTTGCGCGGACACCGTTTCATCGCAGCATGTCGCGCCAGCCAGGACTCATCGCACAGGTCAGGCAGCATATTCATTGCCAGATAATCGATGTAACCGTAGACCGTATGCAGCGCCGCCGCATACACCTTTGCCCGCACGTCTTCATCCATGCGCCGGAGCGTGTCGCTGACGTCCAGCCTGGCGAATAAATCGTTACGGAGCATACTGATATTTTCTGCCAGCGTCGGGCGCTGAAATTCACTGTCCGCCATGCGTTATCGCACTCCACAGATCATCAAAAGAAATCATTACTGGTCCATCACGACGCCAGAGGGTGATACTGTTACCCAGCTCATTAATCCCGGTGCGGCGGATATCCAGATCAATACGGGACACCACGCCGTCATCAGTCATCCATTGCAGGCATTCGCGGATATATCCCCTTACCGTCTGCACCAGCTGATTGGTCAGTTTGCTGCGCTGAAGCAACCACAGTCGGGAGCCGTAACGGTCATTCTGTACCGCAGGCCAGGTATCCCCCCACCATCCCATCGGGACGTCGGCATTGTCATCAGGCTCCGCCCGCCGCCAGGTGAACAGGGAAATCACCACGGCGCGGGTCAGCGGATCCAGCGGTGCGCTGGCGCAGGTGCGTTTACCGTTCACCGTCAGCCACAGTTCCATCATGCCTCCATCGCTTTATCAGGTTTGTCGGTGTTACTGCCCTGACCGTTCTCTCTGTGACGATGCCCGTTATAGGCAAGCCGCATCGCTGACATGGTGGTACCGCCGGAGTCGCACAGGTCTTTCACCTGTCCGGTCACTTCCAGATCCATTTCAAAACGTGCTTCAGGTGCATTGCGAAACGTGATCGTTTTCCCTGCACCGTCCACCACGATCCCCTCCCGGGTCAGCGTCACAGACTGCCCCTGATCGTCATAGACAGCCACCTCACCCGTTTGCAGCCCTTTCAGGCGGTAGCGCCGGTCCGACACCGTAACAACCACCGCATGAGAACGGTCGCCATCCGGAAACAACACCACCGCTTCCGCACCGCTGTTTGCCCTTGCGGTAAAACCGTAGGGTTCAAGATGTTCAACCCCGGCTTTGGGTTCACCGGCAATCAGGGACACATCCACGGTCTGACATTTCGTGGCGGCACTGATGCTTTTCACCACTGCCCGCCCAATCAGGCCGAGAAGTTGTCGCTGCATGGCTTCAATCGTCCTCATCAGAACGGGTCCTCCTGTACTCTGGCTTTTTTCTTTTTCCGCGCGCCGGGGGCTTCGGGTTCAGGCAGATAAGCATCAGGCGGGCCGACACGGATTTCCGTCAGGGTGCCGTTCTGGTCCTGAGTAAACGTGACTTCCGAGACAAGCAGTTCGGTATTGTCGAAACCACAGACCGGATCGAAGACAATCACCCGCTGGTTGGGCTGCCACAGCGTACCGTTACCCTGTCGCCAGCCCTGCACCACATAGGTGGTTTCATCCGTCCGCGCCGCCCGTTTTCGGGCTTCAAAGTCAGCACGCGCAATACAGCCAGCCCCCGTGGCCTGCCCTGTCTGCCTGATATACATCGGACGGTAACGGGCAATAAATGCGTCCTCTGTGCGGGCCCGCAGCGCGGTGGTGGTGGCCTCACCGAAATCATCGTCGTTTCCGGCACGCTGCCCCGCCACCTGGTAAACAGAAAACCGCTCCCGGATACTCTTCTCCGTATCACAGGAAAGGATGTTTTCCCCAAGTACCAGCGCGGTATGTGCCCGCGTTGAGCCAATACCGCCAATCACCAGCCTGCCGTGCGGGTCGTCGTAAGCCAGCGCCTGCTGCTGACCGAGTATTTTGTTGATTACCTCAATCACCGTTTCACCGTGATCAGGCTGAACATCAGGAATAACACCCGACGGCGCACCGCTGTTCACCACCTCAATGCCGAAAGGCGCAGCAAGCGCCTGCGCGATCTGCACCAGCGAGCGTCCGTTAAACTGTGTCGGTTCGGCTGCACAGTCAATCAGGTCAGCCGTCAGACTACGTCCGGCAATACCGGTGCTGACCGAACGGGCATCGTAACGAACGGGAGTCGCCTCCACCCAGCCGGTGATCACCAGCTCATCACCAATCAGCACTTCCACTTTTGAACTGTTTTTAATGCGCGGCTGAAGCGTGGTGATACCCTCATCTCCCGGCCATTGGCGAGTGATCTCCACACTGAAATCCCGCGCCAGCCGTTCAATACCGGCACCGATGCGCACTGATGTCCAGCCATTCCACTCCCGGCCATTTACCCGTAGCGTGACATTGTCGTTCATTGCACTGGCACCTTCAGAGGGATCACCGGCACAAAGCCGGGATGCGTAATGGCATTACGCCGGATAATGTCCGCGTCACGCGCCGCGTTATCAAACCAGGTCGCCGCCAGCACCAGCGCGGGTAAAACCTCATCCGGCGTGCGCTGAATGATCCGTGCAGACTGTTCAAGGCGCGTGTTGATATCCGCATTCAGATCTGCTTTCACCCGGCGCAGCGCCAGAAACAGCGCATCACTGGTTGTACGGGACAACTCCTTATCAATTGCCGTATTCAGTGTGTCGCGAATGTCGGTCAGTTCTTCCCACGTTGGCAGGTCAACCGTGTTTTTCACCGCCGGTGCATTGTTCAGTGCCGGATGCGTGACAGAAGGCCAGCCGGTGCTCTGCGCGGGTGTTGTTGACTGCCCTACTGTGGCATTCTGCATCACCGCGGAAGTTGTGGGCGCAGGCAATCGTGTGACGGCATACGCCGCTTCGCTGATTGCGGTCGTACGAAGGGTGCTGGCAACCACGTTACGCTGCTGCGTCGCCGTGGCGGTAGTTTTACTGTCCGTTTTCCAGACGCCGCGCGGTTGCAGATCGCTGCCGAGGCTGACACCGGAAAGCGTTTTGATCATGGTGACCAGGTCGCTGGCGTTACCATAAAGGCGTTTCCCGGTACGCCACATTTTCTGCACCTGCTCAACGAAATTTTTGCCTGACGATGGTGGCGGCAGAAGTACCGAGATATCCCCCTGCAACAGCCTGGCGGCATCCGATACGGCAGAATCCACCACTTTCATCGCATCAGAAACATACCCAAGCATTGTGCTGGCATTACCGACGACGTCGTTCTGCACAAAATCTGCCACGCCATCGATACTGAAACCACTGAAGCTGTCACTGATGCAGTCATCCAGTGCAGAACAGGATGACATCAGCGTCTGCGCCGTCGCCGCACCTGAAGTGGGGTAAGAGAGTTCTCCCGCTTCGACAAACTTCAGGTCAAAGCGGACAATACGTCCTTCACTCTTCGATGTGCTGACCCGAACTTCCCCGTCAACACAGACTTTCAGCTCACCGTAAGTCGGATGGACAAGCGTGCCGGGACCGGGTTTATTCAGCGCGTCAATCAGGCGATCGCGCTGGTCAAAGCAGTCATCTCCCACCACATAAGCTGTGATGGACGGGCGGAAAGTGATTTTCCCCAGGTCTTCGGTATAGGGTTTGTCGCGGTTCGGGTATTCGTGCGTTTCCACACGACGACCGGTTCCCGCACTTTCTTCTTCAACCTTAAACGGCACACCGCGAAATGACGCGTCCTGAAGTCTGTCTTTCCACGTCATATAAACTCCGTACATAAAAAATCCCACCGGAGTGGGACTCATTAACAGATTAATTTTTCATTACCTGCCAAAGCGCGTATAGCCAACATCATGGCTGACATCAAAACCGCTGGATCGCGTTTCCATAACCCGCATACCCGGAGGCGAATTCACAAAAGAGACCTTGATCTCACCATCAACTTTTGGCGCAGAAGCTTTGTTAATCATGAAGGGATTCGGGCCTGTGGCACCGGAGGCGTTGTTTGACTGAGCCGGATCTACCGCCTGATAAGGTGTGTATCCCCGTGCCGGTATTCCCGTCCCATAAGCATCATAAGCACCCGCGCCCCACTGCGCAGAGTTAATGGCATCGACCGTGTCACCGGAACTGTCGGTAAACCACTCAATAATTGGCTTCAGTTTGTCCCACATATCCTGAAACCACTTAACAACCGGTCCCCAGTTATTGATTACCATCCCCAGCGGCGACCAGGCAAAAACCTTCTTCAGAAGTTCCCAGCCAGCCTCAAAATAAGGACCAATGGTTTCCCAGAGCTTCTTGAAATAAGGTCCGACAACATCCCAGTTAGTGATAATTAATCCCGCAGCCAGGGCTATCGCCGTCGCAATCATTCCAATCGGCGTCATCGACATGATCCTGCTGACAATACTGATGGCACCGCCAACGCCCATCAATCCCAGTTTCAGAATCGCAAGACCGGCAGCAAGCCCGACGACGCCGCGAATAACCCGGGGATTTTCATCCGCAAACTTCGTGAATTTTTCCCCTAACTCCCCCAGCCATTGCGTGATATTTTTGGCGTCACCAGAAAATGCGCCGCCAATAGCCGCAAGGCCGTTAGTTGCGGTCCCCGTCATTGCCTCCCACAGGTTGGACAGCGTACCAAGCTGGGCCTGAACACGTTTATTCAGGCTGGCCTGTTTATTCATCTTCTGCTGGATCTGATCGTAGCCATCCTTTCCTTTATCGATTAGTGCATTGACCACCTGAAGGGTTTCGGCATCATCACCAAATATTGCCTTAAGTACACCTGTTCGCTTAACGTCGGTCAGTTTTCGCAGCTTTGCCAGTTGCCTGAACATGTTATCAAGACCGCCAAAACTTCCTTTGCCGTCAGTAAAATCGAGCTGTACCCCGAGTTTCTGGCGGGCCATGATTTTATTGACGTCCCTGATTTTCTTAACGCTTAATCCGGACTGAATAACTTTTCGCAGGGCGTTACCTGCCGACTCCCCGTTCATCCCCATCTGATCCATCATGACGCTGATGGGGGCAAGGCTCTGTGCAGCCTGAAGACCGTCCTTGTTCACCATCTTCAGAACAGAGCTGGTTTTAGTGAAGAAGGACAACATGTTGGTATCGTCAACACCCAGATAAAACGCCTTCTGGATAGTGTCGAACAGCCCCATCATGTCTTCTGACGCCGTTCCGGTAGCATCCTGCATCTTTGCAGCAAACTCAGCAGCCGCTTCCGGTGTTTTTTTCAGTTGTACCGCAAGATAAGCTGTCGCTTTACCCACACCGCCAAGAATGTTTTCTGCCGGGATCCCCTGACGCACCAGCATCTGCATCATGTTCTGGAAATCAGCCGTTGTACCGGGTAGCTGGTTACCCAGGCCAATAGCCAGTTTATTGATGTCCTGAAAGCGCTTTCCAACCTCGCCGTTCGCATCCATCATGGCGACTTTCAGCCCGGTGGCGGCGTTTTCCTGATCGGCATAAGATTTCAGGGAAAGCGTCAGACCCGCTGCCAGTCCGCCACCAAGCGCCAGCCCACCCTGTGACGCTTCTTCCGCCTGGCGTTTAAATCCCCGGATTTTCTTTTGCATTTTCGACAGCGCGGGAGAAAGCCTGTCGACACCGGTGATCAACGCCTTAAGCTCAAATTCCGCCATGTGTGCGTTTCTCCTGCTCTATCCTGTTTGCCTGACTGACCAGCAAGGGAATTTCACTGATCGGCATATTCAGCAATTCGAAAGGATTAATGCGCCAGTAGCTGGCGCAGTCAAAGAAGCGATCAGTGAGGTATTCAGCCGTCAGGCCTGGAGGAAAAAACCGGCCACAAGCCACGCCGCTGCATTCAGGTCTGCCGGAGACATCTGGTCGACAGAGCTTTGCGGCACTTTCGCCAGCCGCACAATGTATTTCGACACCACATGCGCCAGAAGTCTGACTGACTCATCCTGATTCATCTGGTAGGGATACCCCAGCTCGCGGACATCCTTCCCGGTGGGTTCATCAAACTCCAGTACGGAGAGTGTCTCGCCATGAGCAGTAATCGGTTTCTTTAACTCAAGCTCTTTCATTACTGGTAATCCCCTTCTTCACCGTGGAACTCAAGATCAACCGTGCCTTCTTCGGCATTATGGTTCGCTTCGCCGTGCAGCCAGGCAGACGACAGTACATAGACCTGACCGTTCGCCAGCTCGGCAGTGATGGTCATCTCATCAGACGAGGTGATTTTGCTTACCGGAAAATTCTTCGGCACCTTGAAGGTCCCTTTGACATAAGGCGCACGGTGAGTTTCCTTGCGGTCCACTGAACCGTCCAGGCCGATGATGTCATCGTTAACCGTTTTGTTCATGGGCACCTCAATGCCGCCGGTCAGCGATAGCTGCTGACCGTCAATTTTGAAATAACAGGTTCCCCCGATACGGGCCATTATGCAGACTCCTCTGAATACTGAAGACGGAACTGATTAACCACGGCAAAGACACGCAGCTGGTTAACATAGTCAGGCGGGAACAGCGTGTTCAGGCGGTTCGGATCGCTGGCATCACGCTCCACAACCAGGTACTGCTTAAACAGTTCGTAGTTTTCCACGATCCCCGCACGCTCAAGCTGACGGTAGGTTGCCAGCAGTTCCCCTTTGATCACCGCCGGGGTGACAATCGCCTGACCGGGACCAAAGCGGGTACCGTCACTGGCAAGCTTGTGACGCCCGTACTTACTGGTAATGACGGATTTCAGTTTGCGCAGTACATACGCGCTGGTATGCAGCGTCTCACTGTCGAGGTAACTGTTATCCGCAACCCCGTAAGCGTTTTTCCTGTACGTGGTGACATCACGCTGAATGCGTAGTACCCCGCTTTCGACATACGCCGTTGCCACGCCATGAGACAGCAGGGTCTGTTGTTCGGTCATCGTGAACCGTTTCCCCTTCGGCGCAGGCAGCATACCCACCAGCTCACCGGTCTGCGTGGGACGTGCCGGATCGTTGCGGATAAACACCGCTGCGCGGGCGGTACGGCTTGCCGCCAGCTCGTCGGCAGGCGTCTGGGTCTCTTTTTCGTACCCCGCCAGGGTAATGTGCTGCTGGTTAAACTGGTCACCTGCGGTCACCAGTTCTGACAGCGTGCCGATCTTTGCCGTATACACATGACCATACAGCTGACGCGCATAGCTCCAGCGACCGCTGGTATCGTTCATCTCGGTCACCAGCGTGTTAACGGAGGCCGTGTCGTTGAACGGCAGGCCGATATAATCAAACGGCTCATCCGCCATTGCAGCCACCGCGCCGGTGAGAACAGGAGCGCCCGTTCCGGCGCTCCCCGTCGCCATAGCAATCTGTACGCCCGCTGGCAGCACTTCGCCCCCACCAAAGCCGTAGTAATTGAGGCTGACAGGAATTTCATTCCCGCAAAGCCCCTTATGACGCGCGGTCAGCGTGACCACGCCTGCCGAAGATGAGGCCGTAAACGGCAGGGCCGGAACGGCATTAATGGCATCTTTGATACTGCTGGCAATCGTCGCGACGTTATCGCCGTTGGTCACCGGTGCCTGCACGCGGGTACGTCCCACATAAACATTCACCGTGCCGGTTTCGGTTGCCGCCCCGGTCACCGTCAGCGTAACCGTTGCCGCCGCGCCTGTGGCTTCCGGAACGGCAATCACATACAGCTCGCCAAACGGGTCGGTCTGGCGATAAGCCTCGACCATACGCGCCAGCTGACTTCCCGCACCACAAATCTGGCGTGCATAGTCTGCCGACGGCATCAGTACCAGACTGTTGGCAACAATCTCTGCACCGTTATTGGCATGACCAATCAGCAGCGATGCTCCGCTGTCCTGTGCAGTATTCGCCGCCTGGTTATCCATTTCCGCATAAAACAACGGAACCAGCGTATTCGACGGAATGGTGTTAAAGCTTATCGTCATCGGTGTTCACCTTTTTATTCACGCGCCGGATATCACCCGCTGCTTCACGGCGCAGCCAGTAGTTGTTCTCGTCAACATTTCGCCCTTCGGCGGGCAAAAGGTCGCCGCGGGCAGGGTCAGGCACTGACCGCCCTTTAACAGGTTTGACAAACATGAGGATCCTCAGGAAGGAAGGGTTATTTCGGTGTGATGTTCGATATCGCCGTCAGGCCCGTTACCGGGCTCGAGATAATCAACATCAATCGCCAGCGTTTGCAGTTCATCCAGACTGTTCAGATCATCCTGCTGGCGGGTATCGTCTTCAGTCAGCTCGCTGATGACCGAAAAATCGAACTGATAAATCAGCTCATGACGATTCAGATCCAGCAGCGTGCCGCCGTCATAGGTAATCGGGTTACCGCACGCCTCCGGGTTCCAGCCCAGCAGAGCCTTAAAGAGCATCTGCCGGACATCGTCCACCACATCATACGAGGCAAACTGACCGCGCTCATCACGCCCGTTACTCAGTATGACAACCACGGAGAAACCCTCTTTCAGCTCCTGCCAGTAGTCGGTCTGGCTTTTGTTTTCTCCCGGAGAATCATCACCCGGTACAACATATGCCGCCGGGAGTTTCAGTTTTCCGACCTCCGGCAGATTTTTGAACTGGGCCGCGCCTGCAACCCGGTTTTCAAAATACGGACAACGGGCACGCAGTGCAGCAATAACAGGCGTCAGTTTCATCTGTGTCGTCGCTCCGGCTTCAGTGATTTACGCAATTCCCGCGCCAGAAAATAGCGTGTCCAGCTGCGGTTCTTTTCAAGCGTTTCCACCATGAAGTTATTACGTGGAGCCAGTCGCCAGCCGCTGCCACCGGATGCACCACGATGATGACTACGACGACGTTTTGCTCCTCCCCGGACACCAAAAAACAGAAACGCCGGATAGAAGTCACCAGAGATCATCCGGTTCCCCTTCCCGTTGCGCTGGTTAGGGGCAATGCGTGTCATAAAACCGGCTCGCTTTTTACTGGCTCTCGGCACCATATAACCAATCGAACGAGCCAGGCGTCCGGTCTGATAACCGGGGTTTTCACCCGGTGCCGACCGCGCACGGCGCATCACCAGCCGACGGGCATCACGCATATGACGCTGCCCAATCATGACAAACGCCCGCCGGACACGGGCGCGGTTAAAGCGCATCTCGGCGGGCTGCTGAACATCAACGTGAAAAAAGGGAGTCGCCATTGCTGCCTCCGTGACTCTGCCTACATTCGCCCAGCTCCGTACACTCCAGCAGCAGAAAGCGCCGCGCCCCGTTCAGATCACGCTGACGTTTCACCCGGTACACACTGTCATCACAGACCACCTCATAATCAGCAGTGATCCCCCGGCGGTAACGAATGGTGATGTAATGGGTGATGGCGTCCCCGGTCTGCGCGGTTTCCTGCCTGGTGGTGGCACTGGTCTGGATAACCTTCGCCCATGTCCGGAACGTAACCGGGTATTGAGGCTCCACGCCAAAGTTATCCGCGGGCATATCCACCCGCTGGCGGATCAGGACGCGTTTATTCAGTTCACCGGGGTCCGGCAGAATGTAGGTTGCGCTGGTCTGCGCCTGACGAATTTTCATTGCGGAAAGTACCTGTACGGGCCGACAAGCCAGCCAAAACTCTGCGGCATGTCGAGTTTCTCCACTTCCGTAACCGACGAGCGGTTTTCGTAAAAATGGCTGATAAGCATCAGCATCCCCAGACGAATATCATCCGGCAGGTGCAGCCCGTCCGGATCGCTGTCCGGAATGGTTTCATCCGGTGCATAGAGCTTCCGGTTCAGATACGTTTCCGTCCGCTTTTGTGCCGCACAGGCCAGCAGTTGCAGATGGCGGTCATCAGCATCGAAATCCTCATCCAGCCGGAGTTGGGCTTTAATCTCTTCCATTGTCAGAAGCATACTCAGCCCTCTTTACTGGTCGTGGCTTTTTTCTCTTTTGTCGCTTTACTGCTTTTTGCACTGGTTCCGCGCTCTGCTAACCCGGCCTGAAGTGCAATCTCCTGCACCCGGGCAGGAAGCGCCCCGTCGTCATACTCACCGGCCCGAATGACCTCAACACGCATACCGTCCGGTGACCATTTCAGATCTTGTTTCAGGATCATGATTCTTCACCCGTCAGAACAGGGGCGCGGTTCCGCGCCCCTGAGTGATTACGCCACTGCAATCTTCAGCAGTTTGATGGCCTGCGAATCGACCAGCATGCCGCCGGTGCGTTTGGTGGTATAAAAACCGACAAACGGTTTATTGGTGTACGGGTCACGCAGAATGCGGGTGCCGATACGGTCAACGATGGTGTAACCCCGTTTGAAGTTACCAAATGCAATGGCTTTCGCATCAGCGGCGATATCGGGCATCTGTTCGTTTTCAGCGATACCGTAACCCGCCAGAGAGGACGGCTGCCCCAGCTCCAGCCCCGGACGCCACAGATAGTTACCCTCGCTGTCTTTCAGCAGACGGATGGCAAACAGGCTATTGTTGTTCATCATGAACTTCGCGCCGGTGCGGTGTGCCTTACGCAGCGTGTAAATCAGTTTGATAATGGCGTCTGCGGTCACCGCCGTCGCGTCGCCGGATACAATATGCTGAAGTTTGCCGAACGCCCGGACCTTATCGGTTTCATCCGTGGATTCATACGCCAGGAACCCTTTCGGCTTCTTGGTACCATCGCCGGTGGTAAAGGCAATTTCTTCCTGTTCGGCAAATTCGGTTGCCAGCTCGCTGTTGATCCATGCTTCCACGTTGAAAAAGGCATCATCCAGCATTTTCTGGGTGGCCTGCGGGTTACCGTAGATTTCCCCCATGAAAGGTTCAATCAGGCCCAGTTTTGAGGTGGCAGTCTGGGAGCGCGCGTCAGTCTCGCCAACCCATCCGGAAGCCGTGCCGCCCAGATTCACCAGTTTTTTGTAGTCGGAACCACCAACGGTGATCACCGTGGCTTCCTGGCGCATCACCACTTCATCTTTCAGCAGGGTGAGAATGTTGCGATCCAGTGCTTCCGGCACGGCATAGCCGCCGTCTTCATCGGTGCCCACCTGTAATGCCTTGCGCTCCAGATCGCGCAGACCATCTTCACGGCCTTTACGCAGGAAGCCCACAAACGCTTCTTTATGCTCGGTGGCCAGTTTATTTTGCGCACCACCTGCCGGACGTTTCAGCTCAAGCAGCTCTTTTTCAAGATCGCTTTTGAGGTTTTCCAGCTCGCTGAGTTTCCCGTTCAGGGTTTCCACCTGCCCGGCAAGCTTGCCTTTTTCCTGCTCAATCGCATCCACGCGCTTGTCGTTCTTTGCTTTGAAGTCGTCAAACTTCTGCTGCAGCTCCTGCGCGACCTGTTCGACATCTTTAATATCTACCGCCATCGTATTTCTCCTGATTAGAAGTTCAGATTTTTCAGTGCATTCAGTGCAGAGCTCACATCCTCAGCGTCGCGCAGGGACAGTGCGCCATAGCCCCCGGCCATGAATGCTTTGGCCTGGGTACGGGAGAGTCCGACATCACGCAGGACTCTTTCGATTTTTTTCTGTTCGGGGATTTCCCCGCGGGCCAGCGCGTTCTTGACGTCGCTGATCCGCGCCTCGTCGTTAGACGGAAACGTCACCAGACTGACTTCCCAGAGGTCGATTTCTTTCAACAGAAAGGCTTCTTTGCTCCGGTCGTATTCCCAGTCTTTCAGGACGTACCCAATAGAAAGGCCGGTTAACGAACCGGCCTTCATGTGTGCATGTGCGCGTTTTGCGAGGGGATCATCATCAATAAGCAACCGTCCCCTGACGTAAAGCCCGACATCGTCTTCCTTCATTTCGGTGTAAACACCGATGGGTTCATCCATGCGGTGCTGCCAGAGCAGCGCAGGTAACGCTTTTCTGTCACTCCACGCCCGCAGGGAAGCAGCAAATGCCCCGGACATCACCACATCATCGTGGCTGTCCTTTACACCAAAGACGGAGCCATACCCTTCAAACTCACCGGAGTCACTGACAGATTTCAGACTCAGCGGTACATCAAGACGTTGTTTCGTCTGCATTGGCGTTATCCTTCTGCTTACCGGCTTTACTGCCATCGGAGGGTTTCGTGGTCATGTTCATCGGTGTGAGATAGACATCCCCACCGGGACGCGGATTCATATCTTCCAGGTCGCGGCAGTCATTGGGAGAGTAAATTCCCCAGTTAATCCCGGTGGCGTAGGCTTCAAAACGGGACTTCATATCCCCGCGCAGTAACGCCCCGGCGTTAAATTTGGCGTAATAAACGCCCTGCTTACTTTTTCGTACCAGTCCGGTGTTGATCCGCTGCTCAATGCGGGTCAGATACGGCACCAGTGAATAGTTGATAAATCCCAGCCCCAGTTCTTCGATATTGTTGAAGGTGGCGCGATCGGTGTTCTGCACCATGTGCAATGGAACACGGAACAGACGACAGATTTCTTCAAGCTGAAACTTGCGGGTTTCCAGGAACTGGCTGTCCTCGGCGTTCAGCGCCATCGACTTCCAGTCCAGCCCCATCTCAAGGATCATCGGGCGGTGAGCATTACCAAGCCCGGTGTGACGCTCCTCAAAATCTTTCTTCAGACGCTCATAAGCCTGATCCGACAGCGTCTGCTCTGTACGCAACACACCGGACGTCACCGCACCATTGCTGAACAGTCTGGCCCCGTGCTCTTCGGTCGCAGCTGCCAGCGATATTGCCTCGCGGGCATAGGCGATGGGATTCAGTCCCACCAGACCGTCCAGCGTCAGCGTGCGCACATGCCAGATATCTTCCTGGCTCAGTACATCCGTGGAGCCGTCCGGGAATGTGACCTGGTAAACCGGTTCCCAGCTACTGTTAAGCTTCGGTACCACACAACCTGGGTCGACGGGCAGCAGTTCAGCCACTTCGCCAAATGCTTTCACTTTGTAGGCGTAAAAGTTTCCCCGCAGGCACAGACAGGTGACCACCAGCTCCCAGAACTCCTGCGGCGTCATATAGCCATTGGGATGCGTGGAGATCAGCTTATGCAGACGTTCGCCGGTGGCTCTCTGTTTCAGGCTGCCGTTCAGGTGATACAGGTTGCAGGGCAACATCCCGACCGACTCCGCCAGCACCCTGACGCAGGAAAAAACCGCCGTCAGTCGCATGGCCCGCTGGCTGCTGATCTGCTTTCCGGTATAGGTGTCATATGACAGCCCGATAGCATCCGCCAGCTCTGCTGGCGTGGTCACCGGTGCGTCACTTTTTCGTTGAAATAATCCCGAAAAGAACACTATTTACCTCCGCCGACAGACGGCTGTGTACGGTCGAGATATCGCGCCACCAGCCACGACCAGAACAGGCACAGCGCCCCGGCAACAACAAACCCCGCCGGGGGATAAATCAGCCAGGCACCATACGCCAGCAAAAGCGCACCCAGCACGCCCACCAGAGGCGCGAGAATCAGCATGATCATAATTACCTCAGTTAAAGCGAGCGGATCCCGTAGGACTCAATGTGATCAGACAGCGTGTCTTCTTTCTCGTACAGCATGGCTCTGCCAACCGCCATAATCAGCGCAACTGCACCATCAATTTTGTTTTCCGCCTGCTCCTTGACGGGCTTCACCACATCATCGTTACCCGGAATGGTTTTGCCGACCACGTTGCCGATACACCAGGTCATGATGGGATTGCCATCATGATGAAAGCGCCCCGATTCAATTGCCGCTTCCAGCTCTTTCATCGGGTCGGACATGTTGGTGTAGTTCTGAATGATGGTGATGGGATTCAGGTCTTCATCAGCAAGGTCATGTGACAGCCCGGTCGCCCCGAAGGGGTCGATGGGTGACTCGCTGACCGGGCTGATTTTGTTCGCCGCTTTGGCCTCTTCGAGGATGTAGCGATAATCCACCTCTGCACCATCGGTAACGGTCAGGACGCCCATTTCCACCCATTTCTGAAAGCGTTCGGCTGTCCGGCGATCTTCATTTTTCTCGACGCTGTACACCGTGTCATACGGTACCCAGAAACGCGGGGCCACACTGTAGTAATGCGTTTTACCGTCAATCTCGCGGGTATAAAGTCGCGCCATGCTGTTCATATCCAGCTTACGGGCCAGGTCAAAGGCCAGAATGCACGGCTGCCCCTCGAACTGCTCAAGGGTCAGTGATTTATCCTCGCAGCTCTGCCAGCTCACCAGGTTGAAATACGCCGAACGCGCCGACACCCAGATATTGAGGTGTTTTGTTTTAAAGACATTTGCCAGACGGGCGTTATTTTTCGCACGCTGCTGCTGACTTAACAAAAATTCGCGATAAACCGACACGCCAATATTCGGGTTAGCTTTTTCCAGCACCTGCGGGTCGGTCCAGTCATCGCCTTCGTCAACGGTATAGATGATCCCGAACAGTTCATCGTTGGGTACCGACCCGTTGAGCATCTCGATAACTTCCCGTCGCTTGTCGTAGCACGGCCCCTCAATGTTGTACCCGGCAGTAGTAATGGCCCACATCAGTGGCTGACGTCGCGCCCCCATCCCGGTAAGCATCGTGGTGTAAAGCGCATCGGTGGCGTGCTCGTGATATTCATCCACCACCGCACAGTGGGGTGATGAACCATCACCGGGGTTACCGATCAGCGGTTCAAACCGCGCGCCATCCTCCGGACGATTCATGTTTGAGGCGTTAACCTCAATCCCGAACGCTTCCGTCAGCATGGGTGTGCGTTTACACATCAGTCGCGCCGGGCGAAAGACTTCCCACGCCTGTTTCTCTGTCGTGGCACCGGAATACACTTCCGCGCCAAACTCGTTATCACAGGCAAAACAATACAGGGCAACACCGGCAGAGATTGCCGATTTGCCGTTCTTACGGGGGATTTCGGTATACACCTCCCGGAAGCGGCGCAGCCGGGACCCTTTATTGACCCAGCCAAACGCACAGCAGACCACAAATAGCTGCCACGGCTCCAGCGTGATGGGCATCCTCTTGAATGCCCACTCACCCTTGGTGTGCGGCAACAGCTGAATAAATTTGGCGGCCCGTTCAGCCAGGTCCTTGTCGAAGCGGTAACGAAACGACTTACTTTTTTCCGCCATCAGGTCATCAAGATGGCGCTGGCAGGCCTGAATCACAAACTGGCAGGCCACAATCTTTCCGCGCACAACATCACGGGCATACTGATTGGCAGCATTTACGTTGGGGTAAGATTTCCGGCTCATGACTCGATGATTTTCAGAAACGGGTTAGTGGCTTTCTTCTGCCCCGCCAGGCCAATCAGACGCTGGCGGCTGCTGGGGTCGAGTCCGAGCATTGCCCCCGTGCTGCTCATCTCGGACTCCTGTTCTTTTTTGGCGGTCAGCTCCGGATTTTTGACCCTGCCGCCCATTGCACCGGTGATGGTGTTGCCCTGTATGGCAATATTTTTCACGGCACGTCGCCAGAACTCATAGGCCACGCACCACCGCTCAAGCACCGCGAGGTCAGTCACGCACAACAGGCCCTGACCGCAGAGTTCTTTGGTTGTCAGTTGCCACATGATCGTGGCGAGAGGGAGATTTTCTTCTGCGAACCACTCCGGTGGCTCAACACCTTTGATGGGCGTAAAAACAGGTTCATCTTTATTCAGGGCTCGCTTGCCGGGGTTTCCGGCCAGCGCCTTGCGCGCCGTTGGCTTGGGGCGACGCCCGGAACGCCCCGCCGTTCCAGCCATATGCGGCACTCCTGGTTAAATTTCATTTTTCGCGGGTATAAAAAAACGATGGGGCGGGCAGTCCGGAAGACGTCAGGTCACAGGGATTTGACCCGCCCCTCCCCTCTGGCAATGGGAACTGGTTCTTACTTCAGCCGTTCACGGGCCGTCTTCGCCTTATGACACGGCCAGCACAGACTCTGCAGGTTACTGTCGGCATCGGTGCCGCCATGCGCTTTGGGAATGATGTGGTCAACGGTTTTCGCCTCACCCACCACACCAGCATGCAGACATAATTGACATAAACCTTTGTCACGCTTCAGCACACGCGCGCGGATACTGTCCCACTTCGAACCATAACCGCGCTGATGACGAGATTGCCCCGGCTTGTATTGTTTCCAGCCTTCGTTTTTGTGGCTTTCGCAGTAGCCTGACGGGTCTGTAGTGGTATTACGGCAGCCGCGAACGCGGCAGGCTTTTGGGGTTCGTAGGGGCATTGCATAATCCTCTTGGATGGTTCGCGTACGATACGTGGCACCCTTCTCAGAATCGAATCGCACTCCATTCCGGTTTTGCCATAAACGATCTTTTATGCTTCGCTGGATGTAGTTGATAGTTGTTGAAACTCAATGAACAGGAGTTCACAAATGAATAGTTATGAATGGGAATGGCTTTTGAACAAAGATGACACCCTATACTTTTTCCCCGTAGGCCATTCTGTAGAAGGTAATTACAAAATTCACTTTGAGTTGAGCGGTAGTTGTAACCTTAGAGTCTCAGATGCTGAATTGCATGGTAAACCTGTACTGCTGTTCGAATACTTCGATGAAGATGATGACCGCCCTGCAATAATCGAAATATTAGAAACAACCACTACAACTGTGGAGGCGATGATCGCACATCTGAATAGTATCGATAGTATTTACCATGAACCGATTTACAAAGCTGTTTACGAGTGGGCTGTAAAGTTTTTCTATCGATGATACTTCGTTATCTTTCTGGCATTCACAATACCTTTACATATTAATGACATGCCAGCACAATACTGTCACTTACAACCGTTCGGATTATCTAGAGAAAAGTATGATTCAGGATTTACTGATCGAAGCAATTAGTCACGATAGGATGCATAAAAAGTTAAATGAACTGAATGGCTACTTCTACAATCGCAAACATGAAACACAAATACGTGATGAGTTAGTTGTTATACTCAATCAAATCAGCACACTAACTGCTTTAAGTGAGCATCCAAAACTCGGTATCGGCGCTGTTGACATATCACTTTATAACCAGTCGATATTAACGTCTGAACATAATGGCAATGTTGCAACCATCGAGATTAAACACCATTACCCAAAGGATTTACTTTATCGGCAAGTTCAAGAAGACATCATTTCCGATATTTCAAGAGTAATAGTTTCACCAACTACACACTTTATCCATATAATCCAGCAAAGAACCAAGATTAAAACTCCTTCTTTTGGTCAAGTGAAATTCCTTGAACGTGATGCAAGTGATATCAGCACTTATGTGCAATGTCTTGAGGAGCTAAGTTCATTTCCCAGTAATTTTCATAAAAAAAGTGTATGTATTGAGGTACTTGGTGAAATTATGTCGACATATACCTTTAACGTATATTCATTTGACAACTGATTAATTTGACAATTTTATTGCTTAATGGTTAGTTCTCTCTGCATCTATTTTACGAATATCAGCTTTATCCCGATTGCAGTTAGCCAGCGCAGACAACAGACTCACATTCAGCTCCAGACTGGCACCATACGTCAGCGGATTAGGTATAAACGGTACAGGAGTATCAGAAGTCAGGCTGGGTGGCAGTGGTGCCACCGGAACGCTCACGTAAACTGTCCGCGTACTTCCGCAACCGGTCAGCAGCGGCAGCAGGCACAGCACGTGAAGCACAATCATCATCCGCAACAGCCATTTTGATATCTTCCTGGGTTCTCTGTGACTCCAGTGCGATCTGCTGTTTTGCATGCTGGTTAGCCTCCAGTACTGTATTGACGATTTGCAGTGATTGCAGGACGTTATTGGTAATGGCAGTTGCCGATTTGGCATTTTGTACAGCCTCATCAGCACGTTTCTTTTCGTGCTGATATTTGCTGTAGTAGTGATTCGCTGACCAGATGAAAGAGCCAATAACAGTAAAGAAGAAAGCAGAGATAGTCAGCTTATAACTCAACTTCATTTACCACCCCACCAGCCTCTTTAAATCGGGCAATCAGGTCACCGATTTTATGTTCATACTGACCGTAACCTGCACCGGGTAATGAAGCCCATATATTGCTGCAACGGTCGATAGCCTGACGAATATCACCACGATCAATCATCGGTAAAGCGCCACGTTCTTTAATCTGCTGCAATGCCACAGCGTCCTGGCTTTTGGGGGAGAAGTCTTTCAAACCAAGCTGTTTACGGTAAGCATCCCACCAACGTGAAAGAAGCTGGTAACGTCCGGCGGCTGTTGATTTGAGTTTGGAGTTTAGCGTGACAAGTTTGCGAGGATGATCGGAGTAATCAGTAAACAGTTCACCACCAACAATAACGTCATAACCGTGGTTACGTGTCGGTTGTCGCCCGTTATCCGTTCCTTCTGACCATGCCACCATATCAAGGAAAGCTTTACGCTGGGAATTTAGTGCCTGCATAAATTACTCCTTAGAGCCACCAAACTTATTACCGATTACTCTCATTGCAGCCCCACGAATAGCATCGACCCCGATCAGCCCAACGCCGCCACCAATGGCAACAGAAAGAGATTTAGGCCATCCGACATACTCAAGAGCGGATGCAAAAGTCAGCGTCAGAGCACCACAGAGCAAAATCTCGAGCGTTTTTCGTTTCCAGCCACCACCACCGCCAAAATAGGCAATGCGCAAGCCAGCCATAACGATCGACATAATCACTGCGCCCAGCGGTGTGTCTCCACGCCACCAGCTCTGGACCAACTCCAGCCAGGTATTTGGGTTATGAGGCATTTGTAGTTATCTCTCACCTCGCCGATACAGGAGGTGCAAATTGAGGGAGTACCACGAACCGCAAACCAGAAGCGGAAACGTAAAAGAAGCCGAGCCAATGGATAAGTGCTAGATAGACCAAGCCCAACGAATACCAAGGCCCAGAAATGACAAAACCCGCTCGACGGCAGGTTTAAGCTGTGTGGCGAAGTAACCACTCTTAACAGATTACACGATAAAATGCGGACCGCGTGAGGAAAACTATGGTTTTTTTGAAGCGAATGAGTAAAATCAACGCCACTTTGCACATAAGTTATCCACACTGTACGTTTGCAAAATCTCATTGCTCTCTTTGAGTTTTGTAAATGCGCTAATTTTTGGACTTTTTTTGCCGATAGAATCTAACCACTTGTGTGGTAAGTTCTGAATGAATGTTACCTCTTGGTTTGAAAATTCTTAACATAAGGACATCTGAATGTTTGAGCAGCGTAAAGCCCTGTATGCGCAACTGGAACAAGCACGCAATTCAAAAGTATTATGCTATGTAACAGGTGATAGACCAAACCAAGAAGCTCAAATCAGCGCTGATGTATTCGATCTGTTCGTCAATCATCTTGATGTGATAGGTGATGTTCAAAAAATTAGCCTCGTGCTCTATACGCGAGGCGGCGACACTTTAACAGCATGGAGCCTTGTAAACCTGCTTCGTCAGTTTTGTAAAGAACTCGAAATCATAATCCCATCAAAATGCCATAGTTCTGGGACGATAATGTGCCTTGGCGCGAACAACTTGGTTATGACCAAGCAGGCAACCTTAGGGCCAATCGATCCAAGTGTGAATACACCACTTAACCCTTCGGCCATAATCAATGGGCAGCCACTTCAACTTCCAGTCAGTGTTGAAGAAATCAATGGCTATCTTGAAGTAGTTAAGCATGATTTGAATATCAAAGATGATGCCTCACTTGCACAGATCCTCCTTGCATTAAGTGAAAAGGTTCATCCCTTGGTACTTGGAAAAGTCTATCGAGCTAAAGCGCAGATTCAAATGCTCGCAAGAAAACTACTGTCTCACCAACTCACTGATAGTGAAAGCATTGAGAAAATTGTAAGTTTCCTTTGTAGTGATTCTGGTAGCCATGACTACACTATAAATAGGATTGAAGCGGTAAACGATTTAGGTCTTACGGTGGAAAAACCAGATGAGCACCTTTACAGTCTGATCAAAGAAATTTATGAAGATTTCAAAACTGAGATGCATCTGGGTGAACCTTTTGACCCAAATGCTATCTTAGGAACAGTTAACCAGGCATCGTACGTATCTGTCAGAAGCATTTTAGAGGCTCCAGACACGTTTTCATATCAATTCCGCACTGAGGGGATGTTACAGCGTTTGCAAGTTCCAGGCGTCCCAGGTCAGTTCGGCATAAATCATAACCTTATCTCAGAGGGGTGGGCTCGACATGGATAACAAATCATCTACAGGTAACTTTGTAGTCTATACTAACAGGCATACAACTACAGCTGCGCCTAAGCCAGCAAGCATTCCATCCACTGCTCAAAAAACAAGCAACAATGGCGTCAATGGCTACAGTAACTTTTTAAGTTGCACCACAGGTTCAGTCATAAAAAACAGTTTCTAAAAACAACGGCTCTCTAAGAGCCGTTGTTGTATCTATTCACATTCTAAACGTATATCGAGCATACTAAGGCAACCATCGATAAATCCCTCAGCCATCTGTATCTCAATGCGTATTAGTTTCTCATCCTTTTTACTAGCCTTGGCGAGCTTTCTTTTAGAGATACCGTATAGGTAATGGGCAACAAGAAGCGAATGTTCGTCCGGCCTTTTTTGCTTTAGACGAGCAAGACAACCTTCAATAATTAATGCATCACTATCTGAACAAGCCTGACGTGTTTTGCTTGTATAGGGAAGAAGCCCTTTAAACCCAGCAGCTATAGGAGAATAATCTACTCCTGAACTATCACTCGCCGCCCATGCTCCCCAACGATCCAGAACCATCTGAATATCACGCATCACCTTTCTCCGAAAAAATCAGGCCAGCACGCCAATTGCCAGCGCGCGATCGATAAAACGAAATATCAGCTCCAGCTGGGAGCCATACTTCTCTTCAAATGCCACGGTATCCGCATGCAGCTCGTCGTGATGCTTTCTGCACAAAGGCAACACAAAGAGGTCATGCGCTTTTGTACCCATTCCCCTCTGACCGTGGCCTATCAGGTGGTGGGGATCATCAGCAGGCTTTCCACAACATGCACACGGCTGTGTCTTAACCCAGCGCGTGTACTTTTCGTTAACCCAGCGGCGACGTTTTGGGCGTAACATAAAAGACTCCGGCGACTCCGGATCCACTTTCAGCGCCAGCACCTTTTTCACTTTATCCTGGATGATGCTGGTGGCAGGAACCGAAGGAACAAGGTCACTTTCCCGGGTGACAGACGGCACAACAGGCTTCGGTAATCTCAGTGCCTTACGGGCTGCACTTTCCGGCAAGGCACCCGCCAGGTCATTACGAACCAGCCACCAGCACAGTTCCGGCATTGTCACAACGTGACTGTCATCAAAACCGAGATCCCGACGCACAACAGACAACACCCAGCGGGCACAGTTATCCGTTGCCATTGATTCCAGCCGTTCCGTGAACTGATCGCGCTGCTGGTTATCGCAGTGCCAGCACAGACGGATTGCGCCCGGAGCGTGTCGCATTGTGGTCATGTTCTCGCTGTGCCAGTCGGAATGAGGCCACTGGCAGCCCTTTTCACGAAGTAACCAGCTTTCAAGACATTCCACGCCACCAGCACGACGGATCACTGCCTCATTGCGGAACACGGCCCGAACGGCAGGATCATCCGCCAGCGGTTGTGATGCCGCCGGAACGGCACCACTGGCGAAAGATGAATAACTTTCCGGCTCAGGCTCCAGCAGGACACGCCCCTGCATAAACAGGGGCATCAGCTCTGAACCAGGCCTGAACAATACGATCCCCATACGCGGGGCAATTTCAGGGGTCAGTAGTGCTCTCACGGTCACCTCAATGAACGGTATCGAGCAGCTTTAACAGCTCAGGGAATCGGGATTCGAAGAAATGCGGCTGCGTCTCGCGCGGATTTGCAGGACTGGTGATGTTCTTGCCGAACATGCAGCCTTTCGCCGTCAGCGACCAGAATTTTTTGATGTTGTTAATCGCTGTACGGCTGTATCGTTCGCGCTGTTCGACGATCCCCAGCTTCGCCATCTGGTGATATGCCTGATTAGCCGTAAGGCGGATACCATACTGTTTCAGCAGTGCACTCAGCGACAGCGTAGGGCGACTTGAGCCATCAGGCGCGTCAGCAGGAGCATCAATGGCATAGCGCGGTGCCAGATTCGGTAAGCCAACAGCCTCCTGGAGTTTCTGACAGGCCCCAAGCACAGATGAGTTAGACAGATTTAACTCCCGGCGCATAAAGTCCAGCAGGATCACGCCAGCCTGCATCTTGTCAGCAGCCTGCCCGGATAATTTTTCCGGTGTGCTGGTTACCATATCGAAAGTACGGATCACCTTCAGATGGAATGACGGGCTGATCCACATTGCATAGGCATACACCAGTTCTTTGCAGACATACGTCCCCTGGTTATTTCCGCCACGAATAACGTTAACTGGCGCTATATTGACCGAGTTGCAAATCTGCAACTCGCTTATTAAACGTTCGGTTTGCTCATTGCGGAGCCAGAATGCAGGCTTATGTTTATCCAGAGAACCGGCAGCCCTGTGCAGATCGTTCAGGCTGTAACGCCCATAAGCATCACGACGAACTTCAATACCATCAATAACCATCAGATTATTCATACTTCGTTTCTCCTCTTAATCAGGCGGCTGCACCCGCCGGTTTCTCGTACTTACTGATAGTGATCTCGACCTTCCCTTCCGGGATAACCGGTCCCCACTCCACCAGCATTCTTTTCACCTGACTGTCGTCTTCCCACACCCCCGCGTGGGTCAGGGCGTCAAACAGCGCCTTGTTATAGTTGTCCAGATCGCGGATCCTGTTATCCGGAGGAAACAACACGATCTCCACTGAAGCAGGTGCCGACGTTGGTTTCGGCAGACGACGTAACTGCTCAACTATTGCTGCGCACGCCGCGCTCTGGAATTTTCGCCCCGCCGTGCTTATCAGGCTCTTACCAGCAAACGCCCCTTTGTTGGGGTGTCGCCAGTACGTGTTCACGCTGGGCGGGAAAGGCAGGATCAGCTTCATACTTTCAGGCCCCTCTCATGTAACCAGTGGGCTGCACGCAGCCTGCCGTTTTCCTCACCGGCAAGCAGTGCGCGGATAATCCCGACCGCCTCGCTGTCGTCGGCCTTCACCGCGGTATGAAGCGTTATCCCCCGGGCCACGCCACGCTTTATCGTGATGACGCCTTTTTTCTCCAGTGCGCGAAGATGCTCCACTGCTGCATTCACTGAACGGTATCCCAGCATGGTTGCCACCTCCTGATTGGTTGGCGGAAAGCCACGTTCTTTCTGGTAAGAAATCAGCATATCCAGCACCTGCTGCTGGCATTGAGTTAACGTCGTCATGCCGCCATCTCCCTGACCAGTTTTTCCGCCTGCTGGCGAACCTGCGCCAGAAACGCCTCACCACATGCCTCAAGTTCATCGCGCCCGATGTAGCTGATTGCCGGTCCCTTCCAGGTCTTGTCGAAAACAGCAATAGCACCAGCGAAGAAAGCGCCTGTCGGCACCTGCTTCTCATCCTTCGGGATAAACCAGGCAGGCAGTTCAAAACCAATACGCCCGCGAATAAAAGCAATATGATCTGCATCTTCCGGCCACCACACTTCGCTGGTGGCAGCTTTGATCAGGAAAACATAGCGCCCGCCTTTATCACGCATGGCTCTGGCATGCTTCATGATGTAACGCATGCCGGTGATGTATTGCCCCTCATGCTGAATGGCGCGGCTGTATGGGGGATTACCAAAGGCAGCACCTTTAAGCTCCGCAAGACGTTCTGACCAGTCATGCGCCAGCGCGTTGTCTTCCGCCGTGTAATACGCGGCACATTTGGCGTTATCACCGTCAGTGAACAGATCCAGAACAAACGGACCAAACAGGGTGTTAATTCCCCAGAAAATGTTATCTGGCGTGCGCCACTGATCGCCCACTTCCTTCAGTTCATGGGCTGGTTTGTTCCGCAGTTCCACCAGCGCCTGGCAATATTTATTACTCATTAAGCCCCCACGTAATTCCCTGACAGATACCACTCTTCACCCGATGCAGCGCGCTTGCTGCTTTTCTGTAAGCACTGCTCACGACGCGCCAGAAAATTGTTTCGTTCTGGCTGGGAGTGGCTTTCACGGAATGCCGCCATCCACACCGTTGCAGCACGACGGTATAGGCCCCTGGACTCCAGTTCTTCAGCCTGGCGGGTCAGGCACAAAATCACCCGTGGATCGTTAGTGCCGACATAGAAATTGCGCACAGGTCTGGTTTCACGAACTGGTTGCGGTTCCGGCTCCTGCGCTCTCTCAGTCAGGCGCGGGAAATGTCTGCGTGTATCCCCTTCACAATAGTGAGCCACACGCCCACTCTGACGTAACTTGCTTGCTGACTGCAGAACGCGCTGCCGTGAGTAACCTGCAAAAGCATCCGCAATGTCTCCGGAAGTACAGCCCGGATGGGCTTCAATGAATTTCTGAACTTCATTCAAAAGACTCATGCTCACCCCCTGAATCCTGCCGGGATCTGGCTGTAGTCCACGTTGTCGTAACTGGATTTGAAATATGGGTCTTCGCGTTTTTCTGTGTATGTGCTGATGGACGGCGATAAGCGCAGGGAAAGCTCATCCCATTTTTCCCGCAGCTTCGACGGGCTGAGCACGTTACGGCACCAGAACGGATCGCGACTGACGCGGCTGTACATCTCGCAGATTTGTTTATGATTACGACCATCCTGCACACACATCAGGCGAATTTCGTTTGCCCAGGCTGTCCAGTTCGGTTCTTTGGGACGAACCACCTCGCCGTCACATTCGGCGGCCTGCTCGTACAGGGCGATGATTTTTTTCCAGAGCCACTGTGCGCAGGTCAAATCATCCTGCGTTCCCCACTGGCGCTTTTTAGGGCTGAATACAACCGCATCAGGATGGCGAGTTAAAAAATCCTGTTCAGCCGTCTGCGTGTCCGGTTGCGAAGCGTCCGGACGAGAAGGTTTTTTATCTGACGGATCATGTTTTGATTTTACTGACGGATCCCCGCCAGATTCTGACGGGTGAAAACCCGCTTTTTTGCCAGATTTCGACGCATCAAATTTTGACGGGTCAGATTTTGATGCGTCAGATTTTGACGGGTCAGAATCTGACAGTTGAGAAAATGCCGCTGCCTGAAGCTTCGCAACGTTAAGCTGATAAACATTCGACGCATTGCGGTTACCCTGGCGACGCGCCTTACGCGTTAACCAGCCTTCTGCTTCCAGCCGTGCGATAGCCGTTCTGACGGTACTCATCCCCGCGCCAATCTGACGGGCAATGGTTTCAATTGATGGCCAGCACACACCTTCGTCATTACTGAAATCAGCCAGGCGGGCCATAATTGCCACGCTGGATAATTTCATGCCTGACGCAGCGCAACCATCCCATACATAGCCGGTTAATTTAGTGCTCATGACCGACCTCTATTTCCCTGAATTTACGACGAAACTGTTCGAGCGGGCTGAAGCACTCATGCTCATAGCCTTCACGGAGGTAGATAACCCGTTGTGTTTCCGGCTCCCAACGAATGACTCTGACGGGCACTCCGTAGTGATCTTTGAACCAGCGGTTAACTTGTCGCAAAGGACTGTCTCCTTCTGCCGGTTGAAATCACCCACAGCCCACTCTGCAAAGCTGTGGGTTACAATTTCCCTGTCACCTGGTACATTTACTGCATAGCAATACTCCACCTTCGCTTTTCCACCCGGTACAGGAAGCGCAATCAGTTGCGAGCGACGGTAGTGTGTTGTTAAACTGTTCATGCGTTAGTTTCTCCACAGTCACGACACGCCACGGCGCCCGGAGCTGCACACTCGCGGGCGTCACTCTTTTCTGGAGCGCAAAAGATTTTGTAGACCAGTGCTGCATGCTCCTGGAGCTTCGAAATTGACAGATACAACTCATCATTAATTGCTGTCTGCTCGTGTGGCTCCACTACCCCATCTTCGATTGCCGAACGAATCTGCTTTGAGTAACTCCCGATCTGTTCGATGACTTCCAGCAGGCGCTGGTTTATATCGGCGTTCTCTACTTCCTCAATTTCAGGAAGCGATACGAACACCCCACCAGCAGACTGTGCGACAGCATCAGCAATGTAGTGAGTGCCAGCTGCGCGCTGTAAAACCATTGCCCATCCCAGCGGGAAAATCTGATCGCCATCGGCACGAAGGCGGTTAAATAATGCGTTCTCTGTTACATCCAGCCAGTCAGCAGCTTCAGCGTAACCACCCGGCAACGCCGCGATAGTTTTTCTGACAGCTTTCACGTACCACTCAGGCTGTTTTTCTACTTTCCAGTGATGCTTACCCACGGTTAACTCCTCGTTTCTGTGGTTACGTTTACGCAACTGAACCGCTAACTTTTGAATAGCACTCTGGTAATCCATCATTTGGATTTGGATAAATATCAGGACGCAGCTCATGGGGGGTTACGGACCAGTTCCCCAGCTCACAAAGTTGTAAAACTCGTTCCGACGGGACTTGATTGTTAATTACCCAATTAGCGACAGATTGAGTAGATTTAAAACCAAAGCGACGAGCTACTTCAGATAAAGACTTTCCCGCAGCCTTTACTGCTTTCTCGGTGTAGTTTTGAGATGACATATCTTTCTCCTCTGAAATCCAGAGGGGATAATGCTACTTAAAGTAGCGAATTGCAACTACTTAAAATAGAAATGACGAGCGTATGTGATGTGAGTAATCTTCTACCTATGGTAGAAGAACAGAAGTATCCAGATTTCGCCAAGAGACTAAACGAGTTAATGACAAACAAGGGAATTTCTGTCACCCAACTCAAAAGTCTTGTTGGCGTTACATATGAAATGGCGCGGCGATACACAATCGGCGCAGCGAAGCCTCGTGCCTCTGTCATGAATAAACTTGCGTTGGCTCTGGGGGTATCGGCTTCATATTTAGAATATGGTGTTGGCGAGAGAGAAGGATGTAAGGAAATGGCAAGCATCCCCAATCCAACAAAACCCGACGTATACAGGATAGAAGTTTTAGATCTTAGCGTTAGCGCAGGACCTGGAACCTATATGCTTTCAGACTATGTTGATGTGCTCTACGCCATTGAGTTCACAACAGAACATGCCCGTTCTCTTTTCGGTAACCGTTCTCAGGATGATATTAAGGTTATGACTGTAAATGGCGATAGTATGTCCCCTACTCTCGTTTCCGGAGATCGACTGTTTGTCGACATTTCTGTTCGTCACTTCCAGACTGATGGAATTTACTCTTTCGTTTACGGTAAGACTTTTCATGTTAAACGTCTTCAAATGCAAGGTGACAAGCTAGCCGTTCTTTCGGATAACCCTGCCTATGAGAAATGGTACATCGATGAAAAATCGCAGGATCAGCTTTATGTAATGGGCAAGGCGTTGATTCATGAGTCAATAAAATACAATCGGTTATAGTTCTAAGGGCATATAATGGCTAGTGAGCAGGGATTCGAAAAGATTAACATGGATATGTTGGTCTCTTATTTCTCAGAAAAGAATATATATCTAAAATGTACACTATGTGGACACGACAGATTGACTGTGCCTCAAGTCAGCGCGAATGTGGGCATGCCATGTACTATGAAACTTGGTAGTTATGTGAATGTTTTTACTGAAAAAAGCATTTATTCTGATACTGCTAACCAGTATTACTTTTCACTAATATGCAACAATTGTGGAAATGAAATTCATATAAATGCGTTTTCAGTTTTGAACTGGGTAAATGAAAAGTTCCCAGCAAAAACGGAAGATGAAAAAAATGCCGACGCCGCAAAATAATGTAGTACCATTTAATAGTGAACTTCCCACAATTAGAAGACACGGTGGAGATGGCGGAGGTGATGACATGCTTGAAGCCCGAGTCGCTAAGTTAGAAGCGAATGTTGAGGATATAAAAACAAATCTCGCAGAGATGAGAGCTGACATTCGTGATTTGCGAAACGCTCTCTCCGACACCCGACGCGATGTCGCTGTTATCCTTCAAAAACAAATAGATATAGATGAAAAGTTGTCAAAAAAACCTAGCCTAAGTGAAGTCAACAGCGCTATTTCATCAGCCGTAAATAAACAGATCGCATGGACTGTTGCAACAGGCTTGGCGATTTTAGGTCTCGCCAAATTTATGTTTTGATAAGTTTTTGACTATGACCTGCCCTAGTTTTCTTACTATCGAGGCTAAATCACACAATCCATTGAGTAGTAAATTCCCTACCGTTTTACACTTAGCCTCCAAAAACTCAACAATACTCTCATGATTGACTTCTCCCCACTTGATGATTAACTAGATCACATACTGATCTCAGCCACAATGAAACAATCCATCACGTTCTACAACTCAGCTAACTTCACAATATAATTTTTTGATCATAGCCCCCAAAATATTTTACCTGTAAATTCAATGAATTAATTTCAAAATGCGTTTTTATGCCCTTAACTTCTACTTTTTGTAGTTGATTTTTGCAACTTTAAGTAGCAATATCATTTTGCCGACAACGAACAGGCAGGACGCCCACGAAGTAGCCGCCTGGGGCATATGAAGTCCAGGATGATTCGTTAGCAACAAAAAAGCGCCCTACAGGACGCTTAGCTCTTTAACAATCTGGTCCCCATCAACAAGTAACTGATAACTTGAGGAGATGTGAAATGCACAAAACAGAACCCAAAATCGTCGCGCCTGGCTACACAGATGAGGAAATTTATGAGTGGATGACAAAGAAGCTGGCAGCTATAAACCAGCTTCGTGAAGTGCTGTCTTATCGACAGGAAACAATAGACTCCTTAAAAAAACTGGATCAGGAAATCACGGTTTTATCACAGGATGTTACTTTAGATATTGTGCAGACAAATTAGGATCCCATTCATTTTCGTCAAAATCATCAAAGTGATGAATTTGTGCTCTCCAGTCTCGATAATCTAAAAATTTCTGGGCGGTTACGCTTATTTTATCAAGTGTGAGTTCATCCTGAATTGAAAGAAGAAGTTCATCAAATTTCATCTCATTAATCTGTTTTGGCATCCAGTGATGCTTCATCAGAATAAGGTGAACCAGAGCCTTTTTCCCATTCAACTGATTATAGGGAGTGCCGAATTTCTTCCGGTGCTCATGTAAGACAAGGTCCAAAAGAGTAAGTAATGTTGCCCTTGATTCAACTTTGCTTATTTCGACTGATGACACTACCCCACTGATTTCAATGCCCCGATACTTTCCAACATTTTCACAGTGGGATTTGTACAGCGTATAGATATTACCGGACATTTCTTTTCCTTTTGCGTTGTTGGGGATAACCAGATTAACCGAATCCTTGTTGTTGGGGAATAACCAGGTCCACCTCGCCTGATGTGGCTAAAAGCAGGCACATAACAGCTAAGTATTTTCAACCAGAGAGAATCCTTAGCGTTGTGGTGAATGCGGCTCAGCGCACGCGGGTTAAGGTTGAGGCTGACAGTCGACCTTCTGTGGATACCCACCCGCCTGGTGTGCAACCTTCGCCAGGCACCGGGAGGCACCCGGCACCACAACTTGATGCTGTGTGTAGTCTTGGCGGTACCAGCTTGTACCCTTGCTTCCGGCTGGTACCGTCCTTTTTACAAAACAGAGAAGAGCATCACCGGACGACGGGCTCATAACCCAATCCATCCGGGCGGCAGTCACCGCAGGTGTTCTTCTCTGTTTTGTGGAGAAACTAACCGACCTTGCAGAGTCGATATGATGAGGAGCAGCAAAATGGCTAGCGAACGCAGTACTGATGTGCAGGCATTTATCGGGGAGCTGGACGGCGGCGTATTTGAAACCAAAATCGGCGCAGTTCTCAGTGAAGTCGCTTCCGGTGTGATGAACACGAAAACCAAAGGTAAGGTCTCGCTCAACCTGGAAATCGAACCGTTTGATGAGAACCGAGTGAAAATCAAACACAAACTCTCATATGTTCGCCCGACTAACCGCGGGAAAATTTCCGAAGAAGACACCACCGAAACGCCGATGTATGTCAATCGCGGTGGTCGCCTGACTATTCTGCAGGAAGACCAGGGACAGTTACTGACTCTTGCCGGTGAACCTGACGGAAAACTCCGCGCAGCAGGTCGTTAATATCGTTTTTAATTAACTGATTATTTATCTCATCACTGAATATCTTTATATAGTGAGGACTTATTATGTCTCAGAACTTAGACGCAACCGCAATTAATCAAATCCATGCCCTTATTTCTGCTCAGGGTGTTAATGAAATTATCAGTAAGATTGGTGCCGATGCTGTGGCATTGCCTGAGAATTTCCGCATTCATGATCTGGAAAAATTTAATTTAAATCGCTTCCGTTTCCGTGGTGCGCTTTCCACTGCCAGCATCGATGACTTTACCCGTTATTCTAAAGATCTTGCAGATGAAGGCACCCGCTGCTTTATCGATGCTGATAATATGCGTGCCGTCAGTGTGCTTAACCTGGGTACTATTGATGAACCAGGTCACGCAGATAACACCGCCACACTCAAACTGAAAAAGACAGCACCGTTCTCTGCTCTGTTGTCTGTTAACGGCGAGCGTAACTCCCAGAAGTCACTAGCAGAATGGATTGAAGACTGGGCCGACTATCTTGTGGGCTTTGATGCTAATGGTGACGCTATTCAGGCAACAAAAGCGGCTGCGGCTGTCCGTAAAATCACGATTGAAGCAAACCAGACCGCTGATTTTGAAGATAATGACTTCAGCGGCAAACGCTCCCTGATGGAGTCTGTCGAAGCGAAGACCAAAGACATTATGCCAGTGGCATTTGAATTTAAATGCGTTCCGTTTGAAGGTCTGAAAGAACGTCCGTTTAAATTACGCCTCAGTATTATCACTGGCGATCGTCCTGTACTGGTTCTGCGCATTATTCAGCTGGAGGCGGTGCAGGAAGAAATGGCTAACGAATTTCGTGATCTGCTTGTTGAGAAATTCAAGGACAGCAAAGTAGAAACCTTTATTGGTACTTTCACCGCCTGATTTCATTACTGCAAATGCCCCTGCGGGGGCATTTATGGAAACGTAATTTACTCAATAATCGCCGGATGGTGAGGGATTCTTTTTACCAGAATTCAGCGCGGTGCAGCGCATATACGTGGAGAACAAAATGTCATTTATTAAAACTTTTTCCGGGAAGCATTTTTATTATGACAGGATAAATAAAGACGACATCGATATTAACGATATCGCGGTTTCCCTTTCAAATATCTGTCGCTTTGCCGGTCATCTTTCGCACTTCTACAGCGTCGCCCAACATGCGGTTCTTTGCAGCCAGCTGGTGCCGCAGGAATTTGCTTTTGAAGCGTTAATGCATGATGCAACAGAAGCGTATTGCCAGGACATTCCCGCACCACTGAAACGCCTTCTTCCTGACTATAAACAAATGGAAGAAAAAATAGACGCCGTAATCCGTGAGAAATACGGGTTACCGCCAGTTATGAGTACGCCCGTGAAATATGCCGATCTCATCATGCTGGCAACCGAACGCCGCGATCTCGGGCTTGATGATGGCTCTTTCTGGCCTGTACTGGAAGATATCCCGGCAACAGAGATGTTCAACGTGATTCCACTGGCACCGGGCCATGCCTACGGGATGTTTATGGAACGCTTTAACGAGTTATCGGAGTTACGCAAATGCGCATGAATGTTTTCGAAATGGAAGGGTTTCTTCGTGGGAGATGTGTACCGCGAGATCTGAAAGTAAATGAAACAGATGCTGAATACCTGGTGCGTAAATTCGATGCGCTTGAAGCTAAATGTGCAGCACAGGAAAACAAAGTAATACCAGTGTCAACTGAACTGCCACCAGCAAATGAAAGTGTTTTGTTATTCGATGCTAACGGAGAAGGCTGGCTAATTGGCTGGCGTTCTCTCTGGTACACCTGGGGACAAAAAGAAACCGGAGAATGGCAGTGGACATTTCAGGTCGGGGACCTTGAAAACGTCAATATCACTCACTGGGCAGTAATGCCAAAAGCACCGGAGGCTGGAGCATAATGACCACTTTTACCGACAAAGAACTGATTAAAGAAATTAAAGAGCGTATCAGCAGCCTTGACGTGCGAGACGATATTGAGCGCCGTGCTTATGAAATCGCACTCCTATCTCTGGAAGTAGAACCAGATGAACGCGAAGCTTATGAATTATTCATGGAAAAGCGTTTCGGTGACTTAGTAGATCGTCGGAGAGCAAAAAACGGCGATAACGAATACATGGCATGGGATATGACTCTCGGTTGGATCGTCTGGCAGCAACGAGCTGGTATCCATTTTTCAACAATGTCACAGCAAGAGGTGAAATAATGGAGCCATACAGCCTCACACTCGATGAGGCCTGTCATTTTCTCAAGATATCCAGACCGACTGCCATTAACTGGATACGCACAGGGCGTCTTCAGGCAACACGCAAAGATCCCACTAAGAATAAATCTCCTTACCTCACAACACGACAAGCCTGCATTGCGGCTCTTCAGTCTCCGCTGCATACTGTCCAGGTGAGCGCGGGTGATGGCATAACAGAGGAAAGAAAATGTCACTCTTCCGCAGAGGTGAAATATGGTACGCCAGTTTCACATTGCCGAACGGTAAAAGATTTAAACAGTCTCTTGGAACAAAGGACAAAAGGCAGGCGACAGAACTCCATGACAAGCTAAAGGCTGAAGCATGGCGGGTCAGCAAACTTGGTGAAATACCTGATATAACGTTCGAGGAAGCGTGTGTCAGGTGGCTTGAAGAGAAAGCACATAAAAAATCACTGGACGATGACAAAAGCCGGATCGGATTCTGGCTTCAACATTTCGCAGGAATGCAACTAAGAGACATTACTGAATCAAAAATTTATTCAGCAATGCAGAAAATGACGAACCGGCGTCATGAGGAAAACTGGAAACTCAGGGCAGAAGCATGCAGAAAAAAAGGGAAACCTGTTCCAGAATACACGCCAAAACCAGCGTCCGTTGCAACGAAGGCTACGCATCTTTCATTTATAAAGGCCCTACTAAGAGCCGCAGAGCGTGAATGGAAAATGCTGGATAAGGCACCAATTATTAAAGTGCCCCAACCAAAGAATAAACGGATCCGCTGGCTGGAGCCCCATGAAGCACAAAGGCTGATTGATGAATGTCCGGAGCCATTAAAGTCTGTTGTTGAATTTGCACTGGCAACAGGCCTAAGACGCTCGAACATCATCAACCTTGAATGGCAACAAATAGATATGCAGCGCCGGGTGGCATGGATAAACCCGGAAGAGAGTAAATCAAACCGCGCAATTGGCGTTGCGCTGAATGATACTGCATGTCGCGTATTGAAAAAACAAATCGGGAATCATCACCGTTGGGTATTTGTGTACAAGGAAAGCTGTACCAAACCAGACGGAACGAAAGCGCCAACAGTCAGGAAGATGCGGTATGACGCAAACACAGCCTGGAAAGCGGCGCTGAGACGGGCTGGTATTGATGATTTCAGATTTCACGACTTGAGACACACCTGGGCAAGTTGGCTAGTTCAAGCCGGAGTCCCGTTGTCAGTGTTACAGGAAATGGGAGGCTGGGAGTCTATCGAAATGGTTCGTCGATATGCTCACCTTGCACCTAATCACCTTACCGAACACGCACGGCAAATAGACTCGATCCTAAACCCATCGGTCCCAAATTTGTCCCAGTCAAAAAATAAGGAAGGTACTAATGATGTGTAACTTATTGATTTAAATGGTGCCGATAATAGGAGTCGAACCTACGACCTTCGCATTACGAATGCGCTGCTCTACCAACTGAGCTATATCGGCCCTGAAAGGACATGTTCACGAACGTGAATCACGGTGGACAAGGTTAAAACTAACCGGGCGATGCGTCAATGGCCTTGTGAATCAAATGGCTACTTTTGCATCACCCGGTTTTATTTACGCACGAATGGTGTAATCACCAATACCGATCCACTTGTAAGTGGTCAGTGCTTCCAGCCCCATTGGGCCACGCGCGTGGAGTTTTTGTGTGCTTACCGCCACTTCCGCACCTAGTCCAAACTGGCCGCCGTCGGTAAAACGCGTAGAGGCGTTAACGTAAACAGCGGACGAATCCACTTCGTTAACAAAACGCTGGGCGTTGCGCATATCGCGGGTCAGGATCGCATCGGAGTGTTGTGTGCCGTGTTCACGAATATGGGCGATGGCATCGTCAAGATCACTGACGATTTTGACGTTCAAATCTAATGACAGAAACTCATCGTCATACTCTTCCGCTTTAACAGCCACCACCTTCGCGGGGCCTGTCTGCAACTGCGCCAGCGCAGCTGCATCTGCGTGTAATGCCACGCCGCTTTCCTCCATTTGTTTGCTTAATGCGGGCAGGAAGCTATCGGCGATGTTTTTATTCACCAGCAACGTTTCTACCGTATTACATGTGCTCGGACGCTGAGTTTTCGCGTTGACGATCACTTTTAATGCTTCAGCAATCTCTACACTTTCATCAACATAAATATGGCATACGCCTATACCACCTGTGATCACCGGGATCGTCGACTGTTCGCGGCACAGTTTATGCAAACCAGCGCCACCACGCGGGATCAGCATGTCGATGTATTTATCCATACGCAGCATTTCACTGACCAGCGCACGGTCAGGATTATCAATCGCCTGCACGGCACCCACCGGTAAGCCACAGGATTTCAGGGCGTCCTGAATCACCGCCACCGTTGCCGCGTTAGTGCGACAGGTTTCTTTACCGCCACGCAGAATCACTGCGTTACCGGTTTTCAGGCACAGCGAAGCGACATCAACCGTCACGTTCGGGCGCGCTTCATAAATCACGCCAATAACCCCCAGCGGTACGCGACGACGCTCAAGACGCAGGCCGCTGTCCAGTACGCTGCCATCGATTACCTGCCCCACCGGATCGGCGAGGTTACACACCTGGCGCACATCATCGGCAATGCCTTTCAGCCGTGCGGGCGTCAGTGCCAGACGGTCAAGCATCGCTTCGCCAAGGCCATTGGCACGCGCGTCAGCAACATCCTGGGCGTTAGCGTTGAGGATGATTTCGCTTTGTGCTTCCAGTTCATCGGCGATTTTTTCCAGCACGCGATTTTTTTCGCGGCTGGAGAGTTGCGCTAATTTATACGAGGCTTGCTTCGCGGCAATGCCCATTTGTTCCAGCAT